ATCTACTTCACCGAGAACCGCAAGTCTGGTTGTTTCTTTAATTGAACCCAGTAACTCGTCTCCAGTTTTACCAGTTGCTGCAATATCCGCTGCGAGGCCGATTGTTTCTTTAAATGAAACACCCATAGCTGAAGATATTTCTTTTGCTGTTTTCGCTACATCGTCTCTAACTTTACCCAGTTCTGCCGCTGATGTTCCTGCAACATCTCCATACACCTTAGTTAAACGAACTAATTCCTGATCTGCTTCTCTAAATGCTTTAGCAGCCTGTGCTCCAAATGCTACGAGTGGTACTGTTAAACCAACTGTTAACTGACGACCTGCCCACTGAGTATTCTTACCCCAGTTAATAAGTTGTCCAGCGCCATCCTGGATTACCTTATTCATAATTTGAAGCTCTTGTCTTGCTATGGCGGTTTTATTTTTTACTTCATCTAGCCCTCTTGGAACATGCACATTGAACTGCATAAGTCCTTGTGCGTTTCTGCCTAGCGGTTGTAACACTGCGTTCTGTAAGGCTACTTGCTGTTTTGCTAAATCTCTTATAAGTCCGCCAGATGTTCTTGCTTGATCTCTAAATGTATTAAAGTATTGATTTAACTTTAATTTTCCACCGTCAAGATTTTTACCAAACTTTTCAACATCTGATTGAAGGCTTACAAAGTGTGTGGAGTATTGACCAGTGCTTCTAAGGGTATCAGAAAACGAACGATTCATTACGGCAATTTGATTTGCCAGCATCTTATTTGAGCTAGCTAATTCTTGCTGTAATTTCGATAGGCTTGCAGTAACCCTATGCACATCGGCAATAAGAGCTGAGAAGTCGGCATTAGCGACTATTCGTGTACTGATTGTTTCGTCAGCCATTTGTATTCAGGTTACTCCTTAATGTATCCTAGTCCTTCTCCAATTCCGAATCCAGCCTGAGCTGCGAATCTTCCTTGCAGTGAAACAACATCGTTGGGATTAGCATGTATTCCTGCTGCTCTCAACTCTATCTCTTCAAAACTAGAACCCTTGTTACTGTTGTCTTCAAACTCCCCTATATCTACTCCCTTTAAAGATGCAACGAACTTTCTATCTCCGTGTTCCTTTTTCTTTAAAGCCTGGAAAGTATTTATAAGCTCTGGCATTGATAAGTTTTCTTCAAGTTCATCGTAATTCTTCCAATGTCCTAAAAGAAAAAGTTCTCCTTCTAAAGCGGCTAAATCTAGTTCTGCCCAGCCAGAACCGCTGCCGCTAGAAGGTTTGGGTCGTCAAGTTTAATTCCTCCGCAAACTTCAAGTATGCGATTCATTGTTGGAACATCGATTGCATCTTCAAATGCTTCTCTGTCTGATACCAATTCTGGTAACTGTTTTTCTAGTGCAATTGCACAAGCGTCGATTAGGATGTTTAGTGTCTCATCCTCTGTCTGGGACTCCCCAGTCTTTTTAATTGCAATCATGAACTTACGAAGTTCTTTAATTGAAAGTGGCTTAAGCTTTACGGTCTGCCCGTTTTGTAGCTGTACCTCTTCTACGTCATATACTGTTGTTGCCAATTTAGGTCCTCCTAGGATCTATTCATAATCATTATACTAAAAAGAATATACTAATACAAACGTAAAACCCCCAATAAATTGGGGGTTTTACTAAATAGCTAATAAATTAAATCTATTATGCTACCAAGACACGGTCAATAATCTTACCGTATTCAGAGCCTGCATAGCTGGCGTCTGGTAGAAGACGGAATGTTACTGGGAATGTGGTTGGGGTTGTACGAGCAAGTGAGAACTGTGACTGTTGTACTGACAATACACGACGTGCATAATATACACGCTCAGATGTTGTTGATGAAGCTGTTGGAGCCTGTCCAACTGCAATTAGCTGACGCTCTGTTGGAGCCGCACCAAGTGCACCTGCCTCAAGACCTAGTGTGTCAGTTTTACCTGTTCCAGTTCCTGTTGTTGTTAGAGTTGATGCTGCCTGTCCAAATACTGCTGCGATATTCTCGAGAGTACCTTCTGACATTTCTGTTGCGATCATAACTTCCATCGCAGACTTGAACAACTTAGCTGTATCAAGCAACTGATCTACAGTTACTGAATCATATGTTGGGTTGTATGTAATTTGAAGACCATTGTTGGTGAAACCAACGTTACGGTATCCAAAAAGTCCTGCTGTTTGATTTACGTTATTTAGCGTAGTTGTATATGATACGCCTGTTGCAAATGCTGGGACTCCTACTGTTCCTGAGCCTGATGCAATTGCTACGCCTGCTTCTGCGTTTGCGATGTAATCTGCGTCGTTTACGTCAATAGATGACAAGAACAACGGAGATGCACCAACGAGAATATTTTTAGCATTACCTACGGATTGTGCCATAGTTTTGTTACCTCCTATATTTTAATATATATATATTTTAAAATCTTAAATCGAAGCTGGCTAGGCTTCTTTCCTCTTAGGATAAGTTTATTCCATAATAGGTAAAAAGGCAAACCCTCAGAGGAACCTGCCCGTATCGTCTGTAATTCGAGAATACTTGATTTCTAGTATAACCTCTGCTGAAAAGAATCCTTGAAGTTCTTCTGATGGGGCGGTTGGAGAGATATCTGCTATCCATATGCTATGAAATTTAAATTTATCTGACAGATCTGACCATTTGTTTATGTCTCTGGCAGACTCATCCATCCTTCTGAATTCATCAGTCATATAGTTTCGGATCTCATTTATATCCGCCACCGATGTTGAATATAGGGTAAACAGGATTTGCTCACAGCATATTAACCAGTTGTCCTCGTATGACATTCCTATCTTGTCATAGACTATATGCTTCTTGCCGCTCAAGAATTGATTCATTTCCGCCGCTTGTTGAACTGGGATAATTGGGACAATGTTCTCATTTAGATTGTCTGACCAATACTCTTCTTCGTCAAATATATTACGGGTATATAGTTCTTTCCATAGATACTTACGAAGCTCTAGCATTGCATCTAATTTATAGTTAGCCGTCACATTGCACCTCCAAATGATGCTACTAATGCGGCATCTGCTTGAGACCTAATAAGATTTGGAGAAAAGGAATATTGAACTTTCTTGATATTAGAAGGAACTCTAAGTGCTTTTGTAATACTTGAGTTAAATATTCTCTGAAAGCCAGACTTCTTAATTGATTCATTTACTAGTCTTCCACTAAAAAATCTTGAGTGTGCCAGAGTAAATTGATTTGTAGCGCCTGATCCTCCAGGCCGTCTAACCGTTACAGATTTACCTTTTGGCATAAAAACAGTTTCTCCATCAATTTCAAAAACTAAACGTTCTGCATTTTTAGGCCTAATAACTAAAGGCTTACCAGCCTCCATCACAGAAGCTTTATTTGCAAACATGTGTCTACGTCTTCCACCTGAAGAAGGCACCATAGATCTTGAAGGTATAAATTCATAATTTAGTCTAAACGATAATCCGTCTTCTGAAATTTTATTTAACTTAAAAAGCCTTGCAGTTTTATTTCCAGACTTCTTCCATTCATACACATGATGCAACGACTTTGGTTTTGACCTTGCTAATGCATCTACATAATTTCCAAAATCTGTGTTTATCTGATCAAAGATAGTTTTTGTGAACAATGCCCTAAATTGAGCATTGGTTGTAAGTTTAGATATTACTGCTGCCTCATAATATACAAATGCTGATATCTGAGCTACTGTGCTATCTTTTAAAGGTCCGTTTTGATTTGCGTACATCATTCTTTCGAGTCCGCTTGCTGCTTGAACCAGTAGTCCGCTATTGTCCAATTTGCTGGTTCTCCGATCTCTTCATAGATGAGTTGTATGCAATCACACGGCCAAATGGGTCTGTGACTGGAGTTGTTCCCATGACTTCAAATACTGTAGGGGTTTCATTTGGGTAGTTAATTTCATTCCAAATAGTGTTACCTTCGGAGTCTCTGATGTTTGTAACTTTTTCTCTAGAAGTTAACTTTTCTGATGTTCTAACTTGAACAACTTGATCGTTTAAATACTTATTTGAAAATATCTGTTTATCGCTAGAGCGGGTAGTAGCAGAGTTACTAATAACTCCTTTAACGTGGCAGGGAACGGTCTTATAAAAATTCCATTCTCTAACTATTGCACCTGTATCAGGATCTTGAATCTCAGACTGTCTATATACATCCAAGTTCATAGACAAGACAGAGTCTACGATGCTATTCATTATATAATCTCTGCTTTAGCTGTTAAGACGTAATCTGCTAATAGGTTGTCTGCGTATGCATTACCTGTTCCAGTGTAGGCATCTCCTGTATATTCAAAGTCCCAGTCAAATGTAGATATGTTCTTTACGTACTTGTTTCTCCACATTGTATCCTTAGAGAAGTAGTCTTTCATTAATTCTGCCGCCGCTTGTTCTACATTCTCAGGAACAGAGTCCCATCCAAATCTTGCTTGAACTTTATAAGGAATACCAGACTGGAATATTCCAGAGTAATCATGAATGCTTGGAGGCACCATTCCGTTTGCGATATAGACAGCGTTGTCTAGTGTGCTAGACCTGTCAACTCTAAGACCAAATTTTGTTTCAGATATATTTACTGCTAATCCCCAGTTGTTGACTGCTGGGCTAGACAAATTATCTATAAGTAAAATATCTTTTACAAATAGCTTTTGCAAAGAGTTGATCTTGGCAGGAAGTGGTAGAGTATCTGACTCATATCCGTATACAACATACACGTCATCATATAGATAAAAGTACTGTCCTGTATAACCTTCAATTTGTTTACGAGCATATTTTTCTGCTTTAATTAAATCTGAATATGATTTATATCCTGGGTCAGATGAATCTGACGCAAAGCCCATATCTTGAATATGGTTAAAATCAACGTAAGGAGTTACAACAAAAACGTCTTCAGTTTTAACAACAGATGTTCCGCTAACTGCATACTCCCACTTAAGTCTTAAAGTTCTGTTTCTGTCGGTATATGCATAAGGGACGTTAATTGTATATGTTCCTGGATTGTTTTCATCCAGGGTTGATGTAATTGTTGTCAAAAGCGTGGTCGAAGCAATCGCAGGACTTACTGCTGGATCATTTGTTACGTCATAAATTTTGACAACTGGTGCAGAGGTTGCGTCTGCAACATCTCCGTTCCAGAACACTTTATGTGTTACTGGAGATTGTGAACCTACTAATACTTCTGCCATTTAAGAGGCTAGACTAGTTGTAATACTCCTGGACTTCCCTTGGAGTTGCTAATCTAAAGCCCTCCTCCTTATCAAAAATTGCTTGCGCTGCTTCATTACTCATTGCAATAAATGGGTGCTCTTTTGTGAACGTAAATCCCATAATATCATACCTAAAGTTATCTCTAGTCATTCTTACTAATACTGTGTTTTCTGGCTGTTCCGCCTTTGGATCAAACTTAGGCAAGATTTCTACTGACATATCTTCTTCTTCCATCTTATCCAAGGTCTTGTTATATACAGACCAAGTTACGCCTTCTTCTGCGAGGGCGGCAATAATATCGGCCTTACTCTTTAGACCATCTGTATCAACTGCAAAATCTTCTGCAATCTTTTTTATCTCAGATACTTTTAATGTCTCAAATGACATATATATCTCCTATTTCTACTCTAAACAATTATAGCATTACTAAATTAAAATGAAAAGCCCCCCAAAAATTAATTCAGGGGGCTTTTAGCAGATCTAAATCCTATTAATTAGGAAGCAATCTTAACGTCTTTAACAACTACCCATGCGTCTGCCTGCTCGATTTGAACGCCTACACGAGTATACATTGTGTACTCGATAGAGTCCTTACGTGGCTGGAAGAAACGATAGACGGTTACATCACGCTTGATACCAATAACTACGTTATTTGGGAATGTCAAGTGGATATCTCCGTGATCGCCAGTCTCGCCTGAATATGTACCATCCTGTGCTTCTTTTAGCATAGGAACTTCAACAATTGGAATACCAAATGCGAATGGTGCTACATATCCTGCTGGACCACCAAGTCCTGGAGTTGCGCCACGGATAACGCTTGATGCAATATCTTGTGGGATTGTCTGGTTTGTTCCAATGCTGTTAGCATATAGGAAATCTTGGATTAGGTTTGAACCTACCAAGAAGCGAAGGTCGCCACGACGTTGCTTGTACTTACGTGGAAGTGCCTTTAGAGCCTTGTTGAAAAGCTCACGAGATACTCCTGCGCCTGCACCAGCTACAACGTGTCCGCTAGTCTTGGCCTTCTTTACAACGCCATCAAATGACTTGTATAGGTTGTCTTCAGTTAAAGATACGTTTCCGTTAAGGATTACATCTTCAATGTCGTTACCTGCTTGTGTTGCCATCAAACGGGCAATGTGATCTTCTAGATCTGGACCTTCAATATTGTCTTCTAGAGACTCAGTTGAAAGCTCCCAGTTCAAGCGAAGTTTCTTTGTTGAAAGAGAGATCTTTGAGAAAGTAACTGCTGCGTTAGCACCAGTTGTATCTCCT